GTTGAATGTAAAATTAGATAACTATGCTGAAGAAATAGTTAGATTAAGTTGCATCGAGACAGACTATGACAATGCTGAAGATATACTTGGTAAAGAACATTATGAATCATTAAGAAAATTTGTAAAGCATTACATCCAAGAGGTAAATTGGGACAAAATAAATGAACTAGAAAAAAAGAATAACTAAATATTAACTAAATACTAAAATTATGAATGAATTATTTCAACACTGTGTGGATATTCTAAGGGATATTGCACAATTTGTAGGTTGTACTTATGAGGAGATAAATATTTTTATCTTCATAATTGTACATCCTTTAATCACATTATACTTTATCTATAAATATAGAGAAGCATTTAATGAGTTTATAAAATTGAGAACAAAATATTGGAAACTAAAAGACATAAACAATGAAAAATAAACAGAGTAGCATGTTTGGATTTGGTTTTGTAGGTATGGTGCTCGTGATGGTAGTAGTATTACTATCATCATGTGGTACTTTTACTAAACTAACTGATGCTGAGTTCAAGCACAGATCAAAAATAGATTATGAAATGAAAAAAGCTTATAATGATTATATGTTATTAAATGATAGCTTACTTGTTGAATACTATAAAGAAATAAAATAACTAACTAAATATTAAATAAAATGAAATTAACAATTAACACAGAAACTTATCCAGGCATAATGTTTGGATTTGTTTTAGAAACTAAAGACAATAGAATAACAATGGTATTACCATTTATTATGGTAACTATTAAATATGAATCAACTAAAAAAGATAAATACACATTATGAGTAAAATAAAACATTTAATCTTACAAACACTATGTTATATACTAGTGTTTGTGAGTTTATTAGCTCTAATAGTAACAGTAATCTATGCAGTTATGGTAGGTGGAACTGGTATTATAGCGGTAATAATGATGAGTGCATTTGCACTAGCATGTATTGGTATGATGTTATCAGACTATGTACAACGTAAATTTGACACAGAACAATATAAACATAGATTTTGGAAACTAGATAACTAACTTAAACATATTTTAAACATGGGAACAACAACAAAAACGATTACAATCATTTATGAGTGTGATATTTATGGAAATCATGACTGCATTACAGAGGAGTTATGTGAAACTCACACAAAATTATTCATCGATAAAATGGAAGCTGTTCATTTTATTGGTGAATGTACATCTTGTACAAGTAATATTAAAGAAGTACATCCAGAACTCTTCTTCTGGGAAAATAAAGAAGAACAAACAATAAACTCTAACAAAGTGTTAGAAGAATTTAGAATTAACAACAATTATTAATAATTAAACAATTAAACATGGACAACAACAAAAATCAATTAAACAGTGGATCATTAGATACACTAGAAGTAGGACAAACGCTATTAATTTCAGCTAGACAAATTAGTAATGGTAAAATATCATTAGAATTTGCAGAGAAAATAACAGCTAAAGACAGACCAGTAAGTGCATTAACAATTTTAAATGCTAGTGATGACAGATTTAGTTCTGGAGCTAGACGTGGATGGGCTACAGCTGAACCAGTTGATGCATCTAATGCATTTGAAGTAAATTTTGGTGATGATGGTGACTGGTACACATCTGAAAAAGGTGAAATGATGGATTTAGATATTCTAAACCCTGAATTTAATGGAGTAAGATTTAGACTGCAAATTACAGAAACAACTGAGCCAACGGAATGGCAAGCTGAGAATGTAGAAAGAGCTGCTAAACGTGCAGGTAAAGATGGAGATTATATTACACATGAAGGTGATTATATTTTCTCTAACTCTGATATTGTATTATTACCTGAAGATCAGAATGCTAAGCATACATGGTTAACACCAGACACAGAAAGATTAGCGGTTAAAGTTAAATCAACTACAGCTAATGAAGAAGTTGAGAATATGATGTAAATAAAATAAGTAGATTATTTGTGTAGTATACTTATTTTGCATATATTTGTCGCAGATATAGATATAAGTTATAAAAGTTTTGTTTATATACTGCCGTAAATATTTGAAACTTAACATCTTACGATCAAAACCAAAACAGTCAACAAAGACTATAAAATGAGTATTTAGTTATGATAATAAAGAGAGCTCTTTTAGACAGGGGCTCTCTTTCTATCTACAAACTAATATTATTATTAATTAAAACAAGTATTATGGGACATATGAAATGGATCTTCGACATGATTGTAGACGGATCATATGAAGATTTTAAAAAAGAATATATTAAATGTGTATTAACACGACAAGACACATTTGATTGGGGCAGTAAAAATATTGCCAAGACGTACGGTAAAAGTGTAATTAAATATGTAGATGAATATTTAATGCATGAATATGACAAACATATTGATCAATGTATAGAATCAGAAGAATCTATGCGTGAATCATATGTAAATTATTAATTTAAAAATATAATCATGAAAGAATATAAAAAATCAATGCTTATTATATGTTTAATAGTAGTTGCTGTGTTAATAGCATGGAACTTTTATTCACCTAAAGAGTATCCTGTAGTTTCAGGAGAAGATTTAGAACAACTTATAATAATAACATCTAATGAACAGATAGATTCTGCTTTAAAGGTAATCGTAAAACAATAATGATTACTTTAATAGATAATTCAGTAGCTAGTATACCTGCATCACATTATCAGTTGGGGACAATTGATGATGTGGTGAGCTATTGTGCTGATAAAACAGTATTAGGGGTAGATACAGAAACTGAAGGATTTGATTTTACATGTAAGAAAATGATTATGTTTCAAATTGGAGATGAAAATCAACAGTTTGTTATAGATACTAGAGTAGTTAGTATTGAACCATTAAGAGATATACTTGAGAATAGGGAAATTATAAAAATATTTCATAACGCTAAATTTGATTATAAGTTTATTCTTAAATGGGGAAATATAAAATGTGAAGGTATTTATGACACATTCTTAACAGAGTTAGTTATTAGCTGTGGTAAGAGTTTAGGTTATGGACTTAAAGATTTATGTAAACGCTATTTAAATGTAGAGTTAAATAAAGAAGTTCGTAATCAGTTTATAGGTTTAACTGGACAACCATTTAGAGAAGACCAAATAGTTTATGGTGCTAAAGATGTAGAGTATTTATGTAAGATTAAAAACTTACAACAGCCTGATATAGATAAGTATAAATTACAAAATGTAGTTGACTTAGAATGTGAAGCTGTACTTGCATTTGCAGATATGGAATATAATGGATTAGATTTAGATGTACTTGAATGGAATAAACTTGAACAAGGTAATGTAGAAGGGGCAAAGAAATTAAGTAATCAACTAGATGAAATGATTACTAATGATGTTAGGTTACAAAAATTTGTAGCTAAATATGTGCAAGCGGATATGTTTACACCTATTGAAGAGTTAAGGAAAATTAATGTTAAATGGTCATCTCCTAAACAGGTTCTTGAAGTTTTTCAAATTCTTGTTCCAGAACTCGACAATGTTAACGGTAAACAGATGTACAAATATCGTTTTAAATTACCTATTATAGATAAATATGTAAAGTACAAAGAAGCTATGAAGTTATGTACATCTTATGGTGATGCATTTCTTAAGAATTTAAAAGCTGATAATAAGATCCATACAGGGTTTCATCAGATACTAGACACAGGGCGGGTAAGCTCTTCCAAACCAAATATGCAGCAGATACCTGCTGATAATAGATTTAGGAATTGTTTTACTGCACCATCAGGTTGGAGTTTTGTAAGTGCAGATTATTCTTCACAAGAGTTGAATGTCATCGCTTTTGGTAGTAACGATCCAGTTTGGATAAATGCGTTGAAGAATGATGAGGATTTACACTCAACTTGTGCTGAACTAGTATATGGAGAACAATGGATGAATAGTGGTGAAGATAATTGCGCTTACTTTGAACGTAGAGGTAAGTGCAATTGTCCATCGCATAAAAAACTAAGAACAAATGTTAAAACTATTAATTTTGGTCTGGCTTATGGTATGGGCCCTAATAAGCTTTCTGATACTCTTAATATTAATCTGGATGAAGCTAAAGGGCTTATCGAAAAGTATTTCACGGCCTTCCCGGCAATCAAAGGATTTTTAGAAAAACTAGGTAATTTTGGTAAAAGGTATGGTTATATTAAAACATTTCCACCTTATAACAGAAGACGTTGGTTTACTAATTGGTATCCTAGAATATGGGACAATAAATCATCAATGATGGAGCTTGGTAGTATAGAGCGTGCTAGTAAGAACACACCTATACAGGGAGCTAGTGCAGATATGACTAAGAAAGCATTGATACTAATGCGTGATCATATCAAAGAAGTAAACGCTCCTGTTAAACTAGTAATGACTGTACATGATCAGATAGATACTATATGTTCTAATGAATATGTAAATCAATGGACAATCGATATGAAAGGTTTAATGGAACAAGCTGCTGATGAGATAGTAACAAATGGCTTGTTAAAAGCTGAAGTAACAGTTAGCAACTGTTGGGAGAAATAGATAAAGGGTACGAAAGGGCAGGCATAAAGGCGTTTTTGCCACAACAGTTAATACACTTGCCTGTCCTTAAGTATTACTATAAATTATAAAATATGAATAAAAAATTAGTAGAATCGTTTGTGCTAGAGTATAAACAAGAACAAGAATGTAAAAAAATATTTAAAACTAATCACATTGATTTTAATGATTGTTTTAAACATAGTGATAAAGTTGAAGAGTTTACTGATGAATATAAAGAATATTTAGGAGCACAAGAATACTCTGCAATTAAAGCAAAGGCTAGAGATGGAAATAGAAAAGAGTATTTTAGAGAATACTGGTTAAAATATAAACTAAAATAATAAATATGAAAAAGATAAGACAAACTCAAGTAGACTCATATAATGATCTACAAGGAGATATAAGTGATAGGCAAAAATCAGTGTATTCTGTTCTTACAATACACGGTCCCAGTACTAACAGAAGTATAGCTAAAAAGTTAGGGTGGGATATAAATAGAGTTACAGGTAGAGTTACAGAGCTAGTAAACTTAGGTATGGTAAATACAGATGGAACTACATTTGACCATGAAACTAACAGAACAGTTACATTATGGAAAGCGTCGAAATGAAAAAGATAAATGCAATTAGAGATAAACAGCAAAGACTTGCATTGAATTCTTGGGCACAAAATAATTTTGTAGGCTCTATTATTGCTGGTACAGGTTTTGGTAAATCTAGATGTGGTGTGTTGGCTGTAGGACACGCACTTAAAAATGGAGGTAAAGCTTTATTGCTTGTTCCTACTGTACAATTACAAGATCAATTTATTGAAGAGTTTGTTAAATGGAATGTAAGTACTGAGAGTGTAGAAGTTTTATGTTATCAGAGTGCATACAAGTTAAAAGACAAACACTATGATATAGTTGTATGTGATGAGGTCCATTTAGGATTGAGTCCTAAATATCGTGAGTTTTTTGTAAATAATACTTATGATAAATTATTATGTATGACTGCTACGTTACCAGAAGAACCTGAATACAAAGTAAAATTACACATGATAGCTCCTACTGTGTATGAGATTTCATTAGATGAATGTGTGGCTTTAGGTATTGTTGCTCCATATAAAATATACTGTAAACCTTTACAATTAACTGCGGAAGAAGCAAAAGATTATAAGAGTATAAACAATAGTTTTGTTTATTATAAATATAAACTTGGGCAATTTGACGCGTTTAATGAGGCTAAAAGGATAATAGCCGATAAAAATGCTAGTGGAGAAGAGAAGGCTAGTGCAGCTCAGTTTTACAGATGTATTAGAGAACGTAAAAAGATTGTAGATTTTGCAGCTAATAAAATTACAGAATTTCAAAAGCTAGTTTTAAAAAATTTAGACAAGAAGATATTAGTATTTTCAGGCGCTAATGATTTTACAGATAAATTATGTGATTCTGTAGATCCTTATAGTGTTGCGTATCACAGTAAAAAGACCAAAAAACAAAAAGCAAATGCCTTAGAAGCATTTAATGATGGGTCTAAAAATGTACTGTGTTCAACAAAAGCACTAAATCAAGGTTTTGATGTTCCTGATGCTAACATGGGTATTATATGTGGTTTGACTAGTAAATCCTTATCGATGATACAACGTGTAGGTAGGCTTATTCGTTTTCAAGAGGGTAAGGTTGGTGATATATATATACTATATATTAAAGACTCTCAAGAAGAAAAATGGCTTAAAAATGCAGTAAAAGATTTAAATAATATTAATTGGCTTTAGCCTATAAAAAATTTGATTATGATACAAGAAACCCTTATATTTGCCATCCTTTTATATTTAGTAGCTACAAATAACTTTTGTAAACTATTTATAGATCAACACGGAATATATTTAATCTTAAAGAAGAAAGATTATATATCTACTCCTACTGGCATAACAGAAACAGAGAAAATAAAAATTAAAACTCTGGTCCAATTTACGGATCAGGAAAAACCATTTTAGTATATGACAATAAACATAGATTTAAATTTACTGAAAGATACAGAGATGAGTGCTGATGAATTTTTAGCACTTTATCTCGTGTATCGTAAAGGTTATAGATATTTATATGAACTTAACTTAAACATTGACTGGATTAAATTAGAGCAAGCTAGCTATATAAAATTAGGAGAAGAACTAGAAGACCATTCAGTAAGACAAGAGTTTATAGATTTATTTATTAAAGATTTTGATTCTATGTTTGCTCAGTTAATTTCTACTTACCCTATGAAAGTAAGCACTAATAATGGTATCCGAGTGTTACATGCTTCTAATCCAGATGCTAAGTCTAATGATAAAGCAAGAAATAAATATCGTAAACTTGTAGAAGGTAAAGCACATGTTCATAAAAGAATAATGACTTTACTGGATGTACAGTTAACAGTAGAGAAGAATAATCTTCAATACTTGCAGAACTTAGAAACATGGATTAATAACCATACTTGGGAAAAGTATGAAAATATAACAGAAAATGACACAAAAGATAACGAACGACCAAGAATCACTAGATCCCTTTAAAGATAAGGGGTTTAAAAGTATAAACAAAGCTATAAGCGCATCACTACATCAAGTTGAAAGTGGTATTAAAGGTGAAAGGCAAGTTTATAAAACAAAGTGGTCTAGGCTAAATAAAAATTTACTAGGAGGGTTACAACCTGGTAAAATGTATGTAATTGCAGGTAGACCTGGTGTAGGTAAATCAGCATTTAGTAACCAATTAATTTTTGACTTATTAGATAATAATAGACATAAGAAACTACTAGTTTTATACTGGAGCTTTGAGATGCCAGGCTATCAGCAAATTTTGCGTGCGGGTGCTAAAGGTTCAGGTAAACAAGTTAGTGAGTTGTTATCAGTAGAGCAAAAATTAGAACATGAAGAGTATCAAAAGTTTAAAGCAGAAGTATTGAAATATGCACATTATCCTATTTACTTTAACAACATTCCTAGAGATATGGAATTTATTAAAGAAGCTAATGTAGATATAACTAACAAAAGACCTGATCATACTATCGTAAATGTTTTTGACCATTCTCGTTTAATTTTAAGTAGTAAGGAGATGGAACTACAAAAACTTAATGAAGTATCTAAAGGTTGTATGTGGATGCAATCAAAAATGGGAACAATTAACATTTTACTATCACAGCTTAACCGTAACATAGAACAAGAACACCGTGCTAAGGCGCAGTATCAGCCATTGCTTACAGATTTGTTTGGCGGTGACAGTATTGGTCAGGACGCACATGTAGTTATGATGATACAACGTCCTTATGACTTGTATGGTATTACTGATTTATATTGTGGTGAGGATCCTATTGGATTATTAGCTGTACATGTAGAAAAAAACCGTGATGGTTTACTAGGTATGATACCTTTTGAAGCAGAGATGTCAACATTTACTATTAACGAAAGAAAAAAATAAAATGAAAAAAAAAGCAATTGAAATTTGCATAAATTTAACACGCACAATTAATAATACTAAAGAAGATGGTATAAAAAGTGATTTTGAATGGGCAAATTCTAGAGCAACAATAAAAGATCTTAAAAGAAAAAGACTTAAGGTTATGAAAGAATATGATTTAACATTTAAAGACTTAAAATAATGGAAGAAATAACACACGCGAGTATTAGATTTTTACTTTATGGTATATTATTTGGTATGCTTATAATAATGCTATTAGATACTATTAAAACAAGAAAAAGTAAAAAAGCAAACACTAAATTATTAACTAATATAAATAAACTTGATAAAGCAAATGGAATTACCAAAAACAAAGGTTAAAGCGAGCCGTAAATCGCCAAAAAACATGATAATATATGGTCCCCCTAAAATAGGTAAGACTACAGTATTATCACAGTTAGATGATTGCTTAATTATTGACTTGGAAGATGGTTCAGATATGGTTGATGCCTTAAAGGTAAAAGCCAATAGTTTGAAAGATTTACAAGCTGTTGGTACAGCAATTATGAAGGAAGGGAGACCTTATAAATATATAGCTATTGACACTATTTCTAAATTAGAAGAAATGTGTGAAGGATATGCTAAACAAATTTATATGAAAACTCCAATGGGTAAAAACTTTGAACAAAAGAACCCTGGTGCATCAGTACTATCATTGCCTAATGGCGCTGGCTACTTATATTTAAGAATGGCCTACAAAGAATGGATAGAAAAATTGAATAAACTAGCGGATCACATTATCTTAGTTGGACACCTAAAAGATAAGATGCTTGAGAAGAAAGGTAAAGAGGTTGCTGTTAAGGACCTTGATTTAACTGGTAAGATTAAGCAGATTACATGCGCTAACGCAGATGCGGTTGGTTATATTTATCGCGAAGGAGAAGAAACTATGGTTTCATTTGACTCTCTCGATGATATAACTGCTGGTTCTAGATGTGCACACTTAAAGGGTAAGACCATGCCTTTAGAATGGTCAAAAATATTTATAGATTAAACACAAAAAAATGATTGAAACAAGAAGCGCTGTAGAGCCTAGTACTACAGGAACAAAACCTGAGAAAATAACTACAAGTATGATTATAGCTGATTTAGAAAATGGTATTGATCGTATTGGAATTAAAAACAAGTATGATTTAGAATCTTGGGAAGTTAAACAAATGTTTATGCACCCTACATTAAAAGGTAAGAAAGCTAAAAAAGTTAGAAAACTATCTTTTCAGTTTGTAGATGATACTGAAAATGCGGTAGATCCTAATCAAACTAGTATTCCTGTAGAAGAAGTACTTCCTACAATAGAAGATACTCTAGATTTAGTAGAAGAACAACAAGCTGAAGAGTTTGGAGAATCTTTTGATGAAGATGAAGAAAATAAATTTGAATATTAATAACTAAAACCAATAAAAATTATGGCAATTAAAAGTAATGCAAGTACAGAAGAAGTAATGGGCGGAATGAAAACATTTTCAGGCCTAACAAATGTAAATGTAGTAGCAGTAAACCCAACAATGGCAGAACTGCACGAAATGAGCATTAATGTTAAACAAGAACCTAATTACACTGTAGAGTTTAGTGGAGAATCATACAATAAAATTGTATTCTGGCTAAATAATTCTGACGGTAATTTTAGATTAGAAATCCTAATGCAAAATAAACCTAAAGTTTCTCAAACTGGTAAACACCAATGGATGAATGCTATTGGTCAATCTACATGGTCTGAAGACTCTCCAACATACGAGTGGTGGAAGAAAGAAGGTGAGCGTAAAGCTTATACAGGCGAAGAAACTCTTATCAACTTTGTTAAAGCATGGGCTAACGTAGCTTCAGGTGACGAAGTAACATTTGACACTATGCCAGCTATTGCAAACGGTGATACAGCAGAGGTTAAATCTTTAGTTGATGCACTTAAAGGAAATCAAGTTAGAGTTCTTATAGGAGTTAAAGATGGGAAGTACCAACAAGTATATACTAAATACTTTGGTAGAATCAAACCTCAAAGAGATGATTTATTTATCAAAGCACTTAATGATGACTATGGTACATTTAATGCTGACTTTAATGCAGATTTAGTGTGGGGTACACATACTGCAACTGTAAAACTAGTAGCACCAGATACTATTACTGAAGAAGATGACTGGACAATGCCAGCTACTCCTCAAAATGGTGTTAAACAAACTGAAGACGCGCCGTTCTAATGGCAATACGCAGTAGAAAAAGCGAAGATCATTTACATACAGATGTCATACTTGGGAAAATTTCTGAGTATGACATTTTTATGTACTATTGTCCTAGCTTTAAAGTACTGGGTAAAAAGTTTAATAGTGAACTGCGGGAGGATAAAACTCCTACAGTTTCTATTATTCCTTATAATGGTAGACTGTTGTACAAAGATTTTGGTAATGTAGACCATGTATTTAATTGTTTTAGTTACATACAATATAAATACAATTGTACATTTATAGCTGCTTTGCGAATTATAGATTGTGATTTTAATTTAGGATTATCTTCTAACATTCCGGGGCAACAATTTACCATGGGGCTTATGGGGTATAAACAAGATAAAACTCCTAAATACATAAAACCAGAAGTATTAATTCAAAAGAAAAAGCGAAAATGGACGTACAAAGATGCGAACTTTTGGTCTAAATATTTTGTCAGTAAAAAGATTTTAACTAGTTTTGCCGTAGAACCGATAAGTCATTTTTGGATAAACGGTATTAGATTTAGTTGTAAATCAATTACTTATGCTTTTAAATTCAACAATCGATATAAAATCTATTCTCCTTATGATGAACAAAATAAATGGTTAAGCAACACGAAAAAAACAGACGTGCAAGGCTATAATCAACTCCCAACTAACGGTGAGCGACTAATCATCACATCTTCATTAAAAGATGTTATGTGTTTACACAGTGCAGGCTATCACTCGATTGCCATGCAAAGTGAGATGCAATTTCCTGAAGAAAGTTTAATAAGTGAGTTAAAGAAAAGATTTACACAAATAGACATTTTATACGATAATGATTTTGACAAAGAAACTAATCCGGGTCAGACAATGGCTAAAAAGATTTGTGACTTATATGGTTTTAATAACATTTGCATACCAAGCGAACTAAAAGCAAAAGATCCATCTGATTTAGTTAACAAGGCAGGCAATTTTAATGAACTTAAAAACATATTAAATGAACAGAGATGAAATTATTGAAAAATTTAGAACCCGAAAAGGATTCTTAAAAAAAGGAGCACAATGGTTAGCTGATAAATGGGAAGTAGACATAGCTATTATTAAAGATTGTAAAAAACTAGTAACTTCTGAAGAGTGGGTACAAGAAAGAATGAATAACGACAATGGTCACGAGTTGACTGAAAGTCAAGCATTTTCAAAGCATTTATTAGATAATGGATTAACTATGGCAGATGTAAAGTCTGTTAAATTTTGGCAAAACTTTAACGGTGAACAACGTTATAGTGTAGTAACACATAATCAGTGGCATGAACAGCCACACGTTAAAGATGAGTTGCTAAATTATATTAAAGCTCAATCACATAAAGTTAAGAAGATTAAATATTCTAAGCCAAAAGATCCTGTATTATACG